CGAGCACGCATACGTTCGATACGTGAAAGAACTTCCATTAAAACAGACTCATTTACATCTTCGTCTTTTTCTTCGATCTCTTCGCCAGTTTCGTCATCAATAACAGCCAGTTCCTCATCATCGTAAGCATCCATAATGTCATCTTCTGACATATCACCAATCATCTTATCGATTTCTTCTTCGCTATATTCTTTTTCTTCTTCTTCATTAAAGAAGGCATCAAAACCATGAGAATTATTAGCACCTAATTGCTGTGAGTCATCTTTTATTTTCACTTCAACAGCAGTTGGTTTAAACTCATCTGCTTGTTTCTTTTGTTTTTTCTTAGCTTCTTCTAAATCAACTTCTTCTTTGTAGATAGTTCCAACATGTTTTGATCCAATCTTTTGTAGAGAGTTACGACCAGAAGAATTTGAAGTATGGTTAACATCAAAACCACCACTATGAGCATAAATCTCAATACCATCAAGATTATCACGATGGGTTTTAACTTTTTCTTTAGCATACTTCACAGCATCTTCTTTAGTTTTGAATGGTGCTGCTTCAGAAAGTTCAACTTCTTCTTGGAATGGATGCTTTAAAGAGTCATTGTGGTGGCGTTCTGCCTTTTCGTATTCTTTATCAGCTGCTTCATGACGACCTTTGGAAGCATGCCAATGTCCCTTTAGCTCATGATGATTTACCATATGAGCATGATAGGCTCCCATGTTACCATCGCCTTTAGCCATCTCTGCTTTAACTTTATGATCTTCAGATTGTTCATATGCATCTGAAGATTCATTCATCTGTTTGTATTTGTCAAATAGTTCTTTGTGTTTAGGATAATCTGCAGATGGTATGGCATAACGAGCAGTCTTGGCATTACCTAAGTGATATTGTTTTTTCTTTGCATCACCACGCTCATGGGCAGCAATTGCTTTATCCATGTGATACTTAAACGTACCTTCTTCTAATTCAGTTTCTTCTTTTTGGTATTGACCATGTTTCTTTAAATCATTGTCAAACTGTTTGTTTGTTGCTTTGTTAATACCTTTGAATCTCTTGTCACCTTTGGCATAGTTGCCTTCACTATCAGATTTCTTTGCATCTGCTGCAGAAGCTGTCTTATAACGACCAAGCAACTCAGTAGACAACTCATCTATTATCTGGACTTCATCTTCAGAGAATTGTTCACCAATATGGTAAGCAATCTTACGTCTACGATGATTATCATCTCTTGAACCCATTGTATGACCAGTTTCTGCAGTTTTAGTTAAAGTCTTAAGAAACTCTTCCATGTCTGATGGTTCGTCAGTTTCTTCTTGCTCTTTAACCTGCCCTTTGGCCATGGCATTTAATTTTTTAAAATCTTTGTAACGCATAATGTCCTTGGCGATATTAAATTTTGAATTTTTGTTAACAACTGGAGAGTCAGTAGTTTCTTTAACTACAGTTACATCTTGAATCCACTTAGAAACGAGTTTACCAGATTCTTCTTTAAGCAATAGGTGGTTTGAACCACGCTTAACGATTTCATATTGTTGGCCATCTGACTCAACAATCTCACCAACATTAAAGATCTCACCACGGAAATACGATTCACGTAATTCGTCTTTAACTAATTTAATCTTTTCTTTAACCATGTCAAGTCCAAGACTTTGACGCATGTCATTCATCAGGCGACGAGAATCAATCTCACGTAATGAAGAAGGCATGCTAGTTTTAAACTTAACATAATCGCCTTTCTTTGCTGACTCTTTTAATTTATTGTCGTCTGGGTTTACGTCACCAGCAGAAACTACTTCAATCGTCTCAAAGAAAAAATCAGAACCATTTCTCTTATTAAGAATTTTAGTGTAGTCTTCTTTACAATCGGATGAAGTCACCATCACGATGTTTTTGTATTTTTTGTTTAATTCTTTGGCAGCTTCTACGAATGTAGCAACATCGGTAGTTTTAATGTTCGTATTTGGGAACATTAGGTTCATGTATTGAACCTTCTTTTCTGCTGGAAGTAGATCTTCTTTTAGGTTTTGTGAGGCGTAGATAATGTAGTCGGAATTCTGTTCTTCCGCTAGTTTCTTGACGACCTTAACCTGAAGTTCATGTGCACTTGTTGGTGGTTGAAAACACCCAAATGCAAACACGACTTTATTTGACGGTAGTTCTTTTAGTAGTTGTCTGTAGTTCTTCATGTGACCCATCTATAAAATTAAAATTCAACCTATTATTTAGTAATTTTAATCTTTATGTCCCATAGATTTACGTAAATCATGGTAAAGAGCATCCTTATGCTCTGGCTTCATCTTACTTGGTAGATTCTTATGGAACTCTTTTTTGTTACCAGAGGAAGCATGTTCACGCATTTTAGTACCAGAAATCCCAGCAGTTCCCTCAGCATCTGGATCACGCTCACCAGATGAGTGAACAGTAATTGACTTAAATTTATAGTGACCATGACTAGCCTTTACACCATTATATTTGTGTAATAGATCATGCATGGCTTCTTTACGATCAGAACCAGCAACAACATGTAGGTGTTGAACACCAGCAGAATGTGCTTTGGCAGCATGGTGAAGAATGGTTGGTGATTCTTTAGAAGCAGCTTCTATGTTAGTTCCAGGAAAAGCATTCTTAGCATGTTTAACCTTACTCTCTGGAGATAGAGGGTTTTTCTTTGCATCATGTGAATGTGAAAGAATCACAGCATGAGTAGCATTTTCTTTTTTAGCAATTTCACGAACTTTATTAACAACCTGCTCATGACCAGCAGTTGGTGGATTCATGCGACCGAACGCAATTACCTTGGAGGATTTAAGACTAACTGATTTAGTTAAATCTTCTTTACCACCCAATTGTTCTTTTAGAAATGATTTAAATTTTAACATATCTAATTACCTTTGTGTTATAGTAAACACTGCACTCGGAACAGCAGGTCTTGGATAAGGTGAAGTCTGAGGTGCAGTATATTCAAGACTAATTCTGTCATAGTCGCTTAGAGCAAAACGCAGTTCAATATAATCGTTTGCTGCGATGCCATCTAAAAGCCACTTTTTAGCAAGTAACTGATAAACTGGGTTTACTGTACCACCACCTCTGATTTGTATTTTAACAGCAGTTTGAGCAATGTTATTACCGTTTTTTGCCAACCAAAGAAATACATCACGCTCGGCATTACCAGTGCTTCTTACTTGCATTTCTATAAACGCTTCATAATCACCAGCACTAGAAAGAACAACTCTAGTTGGATTGGCTGATGTGACAGTCACACCATCAGTAATATGAGCAGTAGTGTCTGTATACCAATCAAACGCATAAACTGTATCAGAAGCTGCAGCTGTTACCTGCGCTGTCTTGTGGAAACATCCACTTACTTCAGAACCACCACTAAGAATTGATAGACCACCCACAGTAGAACCATCAGAGATTCTTAAAGAAGTAGTTGTTGGATCGTAAAAGATTTCACCTTCGTTACCAATGTACTCAGATGCTGTTCTGCCGCCCATTTTGTCAGCAAATAATTTAAATGTTTTGTTAGCCATATTAGCAATTCCACTTTCTAAGAGCCAACGCTTTGCGAGTTGGTTCACCATTTGGTTTCTTCATTGCACCTTCCATGCCACCCATTCGTGCACAGAAAGATTTTCTACGATTTGCTGCTTTGCTACCAGCTTTTAGTTTACTTGGCGGAGTTGTAACTGGTGCTTGAAGATTTGCACCCTTAGAATTATATGCGTCACGACCCTTTTGAGTCAGACCACCAGTAGAACTTTTGTGTCCCTTGGCATCAACTGCATATTCAGAAATAGTTTCTTCTTTAACGCAAGATCCAGGTGAACATGGTTTAGTTCCAGGAACTCGTTTGTATCCAGTCCAGCAGGTACAACCAGTTCTCTTTGTTTCTTCTAAGTATTCTTTAAATGAAACCATTATTTGTCTCCAAACTTTTTAGTTTTAAGTAAGTTAGCCTTGGCAAACTCGGCACGATTAACCAACTTACTTGGTTCTTCTTTACCTGCATGCTTTGTATTAACAACGAAACCTTCTGGCTTAGACTTCTTACCATCGATGTGGTGTTCATAACCACCTTCATGAGTTTCAAGAGATTTAACCAAATGATTCTTAGCCTGAGCCAAGTGATGGTGTTGAGCCAATAGATTGGTGTAGTGTGCTTTATTCTTTTCCACATGAGCAACCTGTGCAGCACCTTCAGATGTTTTCTCAGACTTAGACTTCTCAGTCTTTACTTTCTCTGCTGCTTTAGCATGGTGATCAATAATGTGTTGTTTGAATCCCTTTACATTTGGGACTTCATCATGGCGAACTGTTTTGTTAATGTAAGTTGCAAGGTGTCCAGAATCGCCAGAGTGTTTTGGATGCACGGCATTATACATTGCATGACCATGAGTGTCATGTATTTTCTTGGCAGCAGCCATGTGCTTTTGGAAGGCATGCTCATTGTCATCACTATGAGAAACTTTGCTAGTGTCATGTTCGGCACCATGCATGTGAACATCTGGATGGGCTTTAAATGATTTAAGATCTGGATGAGGACTTACCTTCATGGAACCAATGTCATCACCATGATATTGTTGGTGAACAACTACACCAACTTTAGATCTTTTAATTTTATCAGCTTCCGCACCATGTGCAGTGTAAGTAATTGTATTTGGTTTAAAAGAAACCTTACTTGCTTCAGTAAGAAAACCTTCAGTTAGATGATGGTCTTCTTTGGTATGCATCAAGTCACCCTGATAAACACCTTTCTTTGGTGTAACCTTTGGTAGATGCTTCAATGCTGTTTTGAGTTTAGAAGCAAGACCAGGAGCATGTCCATGGTTCTTATCAATGTCAGCTTCAGTATGATTGATCTTTGGATTTTTGTTAAAGGCAGATTTAGTGGCAACGAAAAATTTGCCAGTCTTTGGGTGGTGACCAAAAACGATAGATGGTGCACCATCATACTTCATTGTTAGGTTGCTTGACTTTTTGCCAGACTTCATATGCTCATGGGCTTGCATTAGAGCAGCATGAGCATGTTCAAAACCAGCATGACCATGCATCAATGGGCGATCTTCTGGATGGGTAATGTGTTTTAGTTGCTTACTTTCTTCAGCTTCTTCTTTTAAAAATTCTACAAAGTTCTTCATTTCTATTCCTATACCTTTATTATACCCTATTTTTGCATTAAAGTCAAGCGATAACCCTACAAAATTGAGGGGATTATTTCTCTTTAGCCGTAGGGGATTTCTTCATAGTGAAGCCGATACGATTATTTGTTGGACGTGGGACACTACTTGGCGAACCAAATTGGAACTCCGCATCAGAGAATCCTTTGACGGTATACTTTAAATCATTACTCTTAAGATCAAGATAAACCTGCGTAACTGTTAGTGTTTGTGCAGCCATTGTTAATAATTCTTTTGCATGGTTGGTATCTGTATTTAACCACTTTACCAACTCAGCTGTAATTGGATAATGAAGCACACCCCAACGCTTTTCTTTTCCAGCACGTGGTGACTCAATTGTTCTTTTTGTTACGATAGCATCCATATTAGATTTATAACCAGATTGTGTGTAGAAGTTATCAAACAACTTCATACAACCAGCATAACTACCACCACGTGCAACTGCGTTATCGAGTTGCTCTGGTGTTGGAATGCCACTAGTGTAAACTTTTTCTTTTTGTAATACATTAACCAATGCTTTATATCCATTGGTTTGTAGATAATTTGCTGCCTTTAGTGGACCATAGTAAAGTCCATTTGTTTCTTCAGTGGATAAGTAAAACAGAACCCATGCAGCTTTTTGGAATTTGGTATCTAATTTACCACCACGGATAAATTGTTCAATGACTGGCATGATTGAAGTAATGGATGGCTTACCACCCTGCCCTGCTTTGGCAGAAAACTTTTCAATAGCACCCTCTTTAGTTACGAGATTGTAGTCAATCAACTTCTCGTTACCAACTGGGAATTTTACATGAGTGTATTTCTTTGATTCAGTCTTCAAGAGATATGCGGCACCAGTCAACTCTCCGTAGTCTTTGAGGATGATGTTATATTCTTGAGTAGTTAGACCAGTAAATTTTGCTGGGAATGTTTGTTTGCCAGCAACAGATTCGTCTAATATATGTGTGCATGCCTCTATCGCTGCATTCGATAGATTCATCTGTTTGAGTCTACTCCTAATAGTGCTGTCTAGCTTGGCTAGAGTTATAGGAGTATCGTTAAAACCAAACTTGTTGGGAATTAACTGTTTGTCTGTTACCTGTGTAGTCGCCATTCGTAGTCCATCAATAAGTAATTACTATCTTATTTAGGATACTTTTGCTCTGTTATACTTGCGTTCCCACACTAGGATTTTACGGAGAAGGAGAGGGACAACTTCATTGTTGCGGTCTGTTCTAAAGACCTTTTGAATCCCGCAAAGATTCTTTGATACTTTGTAGGTTTTTGCATGACGAATTAGAGTGGCTACAGGAACTGTTGGACGCTTTGTTTTAAAGTCCAGATAAACGCAGTGAGCATGGGCTTCGATCTCGTCACGTCCAGCATGATAATCTCTGGTGTTATCGATCTTCTCTATGCCAGTTTTCTTGTAATAAACCTTTGTGGCACAGTATTCTTCGGACTTACCGTAGTACTGTTTGCAATGAATTAACTCATGCATTGCCACCTGAATAACTCTATATTTAAAACGATCCCATTTAGAGTCGGTAAACTGATAGTGATTATAGTCTGTATCTGGACTACACCAAATGTCCAACTCTGAGTATGCTTTATCTGTCCAGTATCCGCCACCAACTGCTATGTACTTGGTTGGCTTAGATTCATAGTGCCAATTAATGCGAAAACGCCATTTCTTGAAGTAGTTCCTCAAGCCAATGGCGTCGTTACGGTATCTATCTAAATCAACCCATATCTTTGATGGGATGAATTTTGCTCGGAAAGGTCTATCCTTAAACCCTAGGAAGTCGATGAAATCAAAGTTGATGTTCTGGACAAACTTCATAATCCTCGGAAGATTACTTGGCTAGATGTTTCTCCAAAAAAGCCAAAACCTTCGACTGCTCCTCTAAGTTAGTATTTGCAAACTCAGTAATATAGGACATCAATTCAAAATTCGATAGTAGATTATTATATTTAGTAGTCCTTCCCTTTAGGAATGTCTCGGACTGGTCGGATCCCCTATCCTGATACCTTTGTTTTAGGGTATCTTCGGGAACCTTCAAATAGACTACCTGAAGATCTACTTCTGGAAGAGCCATTACAAACTCTAGGAAAGACTGATTGAAGATTCGATCACCCTCAAAAAGGATGTTGTGTTTCGTTTCTTTAACGAATTCCTGAGCCACTGGTTGAACAGCCATACTAAGGCGATCTGTTCCAGCAAAGGTTTCGCCATCTTCGTACTTACCTAGGATATAGGTATCTATCTCTTCACAATAAAGAGCATTGAGTAACTTCTTTGGTTCGCACTTGACCCAATCATAGTTATCAATAAACTTACGGAACAGAGTAGTTTTACCAGTTCCTGGCTGTCCACCAACTGCAATAACCTTACGCATTTTGTGCATCCTTTATAAGTTGTTCAAGTTCTTCTTTAGTAAATATCCATATCCTACCTCGGAAAGATGTGACGTCCATGTCTGGATCCTTTATTTTAGTGAAGGACATCTTCTGAACTATCTTTCCTGCAGCGGTTTTGGTTAGATTACTTTTAATGTGATCAGCAAAATTAACATCAGCTTCTTTTAACTTCATTAACTCATGCTCTTGAAGTTTATGCTCAACCACTACCTGATTCATTTCATAGGTATC